GAAACTGCTACACTTTGGAGCAAAGGGCTATGGTAATAATTATAGTCCTGTAGCAAGAAAAAGTTTTAGAGCACGACATAGTTGTGATACTGCAAATGATAAACTAACACCAAGATATTGGGCTTGCAAAAATCTATGGGCAGGGCCGGGTGGAGCAACTACTCCTAATCCAAGTAATCGAAGAGGTAAATACTAAATGAAAAGAGTTGAACTTTTAATTTCTCAAGAAAAAGAGACTAAATTAACGCTAAGTTTAGCAGAATACTTATTAAAAAAAAATTTTAACGCAAGTAATACTGTAATAGTAACAGTATCTACGGACTACTCTTCTAATTTAGGGCAATTATTACGCCACGCACTTAGTTGTCATGGTGAGATTTGTGATGGCTTTGGTGTAGACGTACCTTATCCTGATGAGTCTTGGGATGAAAACCATATATATGAGCTAATAAAACTACTTGACCTTTATTCTTATAAACTTAAAGGCAAAAAAATACTATTTGTAGAGGCCGGTGTAATAAGAGGTGGCAACTATACTTTTTTATCAAACTTTATAGAAGAATATTTGGGCATAAAAAATAATGTATTTTATTTATCTTTGTTTGAAAACCAAAGCTCAATATTTAAGTCTGACTTTGTTGGTGAGTATTACGACAATGAAACTCAAGACTTAACATTTTGGTGGGAAGAAGAAAATAATCATTGGATATGAAAGACGCTTGTTATAAAAAAGTAAAGGCACAGTATGATGTGTTCCCATCTGCTAGAGCATCTCAAGCCATTGCAAAATGCAGGAAAGGATTGGGTGCTGTTCGAAAGACAGAGGCAGGAACATCTTTAAAGAGGTGGGAAAAAGAAAAGTGGACTGACACCAAGTCAGGTAAAGCCTGTGGTGCAGGAGGCAAGAATGAATACTGCAGACCAAAGGTAAAGGTTTCTTCGCAAACCCCTAAAACAATTTCTGAGATAAGTCCATCTAGGTTAAGTGCCAAGAAGGTTGAGAAGTCAAGAGTTGGTATGGGAAGAAAAGTTTCAAAAGTATAAGATAATTTTGTTTAACTTTGTGAAAAAAAATGGGAAAAATAAGTACATATACAGTTTTATCAACACCTACATTAAATGATAAATTAATTGGTACTAATGTAACTTCAAATAATGAAACGAAAAATTTCTTAATTAGCGATATATTAAGTCTTGCAGTTGGATTGGTAGGAACTCAATATGTATTTGTAGCAGCAAATGGTACAAATGTACAAAATGCAGCAGAGCTACAAGCAGCTTATATTACTGCTCAGGGTATGTCTCCAAGTATAACAAATAGAATTACTGTAATTGCTGCACCCGGCAATTATGATTTTAGCACTGCTAATTTTGAAATGGATACCCAATACATTGACTTAGTGTCATTAGATGGAAATAGGAGCATAGTATTTAACGGATTAAATACAATAGAGATAACTGCAAATGATGTATTTGTAAGAGGTGTAGATGTTGGAACATTAAACTTTACTCTAGCAAATTCATTAAATTTATTAAGAGTAGAAAACTGCATAGGTGGAGATAGTTCATTTGGTGGTAGTGGCACAGCAAGTGGCACTTTTACTAATTGCATAGGTGGAAATAGTTCATTTGGTGGTAATAACATAGCAAGTGGTGTGTTTACAGATTGCACAGGTGGAGATTTTTCATTTGGTGGTAATGGTGGCAACGCAAGTGGTACGTTTACTAGTTGCATAGGTGGAGATAGTTCATTTGGTGGTGATGGTGGCACAGCAAGTGGCACATTCACTAATTGTCAAGGTGGAGATTATTCATTTAGCGGTAATGGTGGCACAGTAAGCGGTACGTTTACTAATTGTCAATGTGGAGATAATTCATTTGGTGGTAATGGTGGCAACGCAAGTGGTGTGTTCACAGATTGCATAGGTGGAGATATTTCATTTGGCACTTCCGGCACAGTAAGTGGTACTTTCACTAATTGCACAGGTGGAGATCTTTCATTTGGCGGTCAAAGCACAGCAAGTGGTGTGTTCACTAGTTGCATAGGTGGATATGGTTCATTTGGTGGTGATCTTGGCAACGCAATTGGTGTGTTCACTAATTGCATAGGTTTATCAGGTTCATTTGGCGGTATTGGTGGCAACGCAAGTGGTGTGTTCACTAATTGCACAGGTGAAGATTATTCATTTGGTGGTAGTGGCACAGCAAGTGGTACGTTTACTAATTGTACAGGTTTATATGGTTCATTTGGCGGCGATAGTGGCACAGCAAGTGGTACGTTTAATAGTTGCATAAGTACAGATTTTTCATTTGGTGGTGATGGTGGCACAGCAAGTGGCACATTCACTAATTGCATAGGTTTATCAGGTTCATTTGGTAGCTACGGCACAGCAAGTGGTACGTTTACTAATTGTCAAGGTTTAACTTATTCATTTGGTGGTAGTAATAATGGCACAGCAACAGCAAGTGGTACGTTTACTAGTTGTATAGGTGGAGATCTTTCATTTGGTGGTGATAACATAGCAAGTGGTGTGTTCACTAGTTGCCAAGGTGGAGATGAGTCATTTGGTGGTGATGGTGGCACAGCAAGCGGCACGTTTACTAATTGTCAAGGTTTAACTTATTCATTTGGTGGTGCTTACATAGCAAGTGGTGTGTTTACAGATTGCACAGGTGGAATTTATTCATTTGGTGGCGATAGTGGCACAGTAAGCGGTACGTTTACTAATTGTCAAGGTGGATATGGTTCATTTGGTGGCGATAGTGGCATAGTAAGTGGTACGTTTACTAGTTGTATAGGTGGAGATAATTCATTTGGTGGTAATGGTGGCAACGCAAGTGGTGTGTTCACTAATTGCACAGGTGGAATTTATTCATTTGGTGGTAATGGTGGCAACGCAAGTGGTGTGTTCACTAATTGCACAGGTGGAGATCTTTCATTTGGTAAAAATGGCGCACTTAATGGCTTTTTATATTATTGCAGACTAACATTAGGAACATTTCAAATTGTGTCAGGTGGTGGTAGAACTGTATTATGTATAGATGGAAATAACAATCAAAATAATCAATAACATGAAAAATTATCAATCAGTAAACGAAGGAACTTGGGTAGAAATACTTAAAGTAGAATTAACAGAAGAACAAAAAACTATTTTATTATCAAGTGATGATAAAAAAGATTTACTTTCTTTAATTAAATCTCAAAGAGAAGGTGAAATATCTAATGAAAAAAAGAATTCTTTATCAGATTTTTATAATTCAGTAAAACCTGCTTTAAAAGAAGAAGATATTTATGAATTAATTTCTATAGATATATCTGACAAAGAAGATGGTATATTTACAGGAATTTTAAATTGTAGAATAAACAAAGAACATATACAAATTAGATTTTAAATTTATAGCCACTTATAGAGTGGCTTTTTTATTCTTTAAAATAATTTCATATCTTTGTAAAAAATAAAATCAAATGGGAAAGACTAAAGGAATGGGTGATGTTATTGAAAAAATAACAAAAGCCACAGGAATTAAAAAAGTAGTAGATACTGTTTCAAAAGTAACAGGAAAAGATTGTGGGTGTGCTAAAAGAAAAGAAGCGTTAAACAATCCTAACTTACTTGTAAATAAAATGTTTAACAATAAAAAATAAAAAAAATGAAAAAAGTAGCTAAGGTAACAAAGAAGACAGCTTTTGATATTAAGGAAGCGAGTAATCAAAAATTAACGGCAAGTGCAAGAAACAATTATGCGAAAAACGCACAGGCGGCTATGAAAAATACTAAAAAAAAATAAGCTATGCCAAATTTAAAACTTCAGGTAAGTAGAGCATTAAAGGTTATACCTTCAGCGAATACAAATATCCCAATGCCTAATGTTATTGTAACTAGTACAGCAACAGCAACTACTGCAAATAAACTTGTAGATTCAACAAAGAATTTTACTTCACTTGGGACTAACCCATTAAACATTCAAGTTGGTGATATCGTATATAACACTACAACTTCAACAGCAGCAACGGTTACAAATGTAGACAGTGCTACGCAGTTGTCTTTAAACTCAAATATAATGACATCAACAAATGCTTATACATTATATTCAGGTACAAATACCGCCGGCTCAGTTGAGCCATGTGTATTATACGTTGGTGTAGGAGGAACGCTTAATGTTACTACTGCAGGAGGGGATGTTGTAAATTTTGTTGGAATAGCATCAGGCACTTTTTTACCTGTACAAGTAATAAGAGTAAATTCAGTTGTAACTGCTACAGATATTATAGCCCTTTGGTAAACCATGCAGATAGGCATAAACATAGCTGTGGGGGTACAAAAATCAGGTCCATTAGCTGCACCTGTAAATTCGTCACCACCTTTTATTAGTGGTACAACTACAATAGGTAGTGTGCTTACGTCTACTTTTGGGGGTTGGCTTAACTCACCTACTAGTTATGCCTTCCAATGGAATCGAAACGGCTCACCAATAGCAAGTGCCACAACATCAACTTATACGCTAGTTCAAGCAGACTCGGCAAGTGCAATTACTTGTGTGGTTACTGCTACAAATGCATTGGGCTCAACACCATCAACATCTAACACACTTACTACACCAACATATTCAGCTGCATTCACATCAACGTGGACTGTAACCGCAGGGGAAACTATAACCTTGCCTTATGAGGCAGGAGGAAATTACTCAGGTACTATTGATTGGGGGGATAGCAATACATCTAATAACATTTATACTAACAGAACACATACTTATGCAACAGCAGGTACTTACACTATTTCAATCACAGGAGTAACTACAGGCTTCAGATTTGCAAATACAGGCAGTAAACTTAACATCAGAACAATTACCAATTGGGGTACTTTGAGGTTAGGGAATAATAATGCTTATTTTCAGGGTTGTTCAAACTTAACTTTAACTACAGTTGTAGGGACATTAGATTTGACAGGTACAACAGATTTTTATCAGATGTTTGGTAGTTGTGGTTCACTTACAACAATAAACGGTATTAATTCTTGGAGCACAGGAGCAGTTACTAATATGACTCAAATGTTTTATAATTGCTATAACTTTAACCAAGCATTATCATTTAATACAGCAGCAGTTACGAGTATGACAGGTATGTTTCAATTTTGCAGTAGCTTTAATTCTTCATTAACATTTAATACAGCACTAGTGGGTAATATGAGCTTTATGTTTTTTCAAGCTATTAATTTTAATACTGCACCAACATTTTCAAGCACAGCAGCAGTTGCTAACATGCAAAGTATGTTTAGAGACTGTTTTAGCTTTAATAAAGCATTGTCACTTAACACAGCATCAGTTTCGAATATGCTGTCTATGTTTGATGGTTGTATTAACTTCAATCAAGCATTATCATTTAACACAGCAGGAGTTTTGAATATGACTCAAATGTTTTTAAATTGCAGTAGCTTTAATAGTGCACTAACATTTAATACAGCAGCAGTTACAACTATGGCAAGTATGTTTAAAGGTTGTACTAATTTCAACCAACCATTAAATTTTAATACAATTGCAGTAACTAATATGAACGGTATGTTTGAAGTTGCACCTGCATTCAATCAAAACATAGGTTCTTGGAACGTGGCTAATGTTACAAATTTTACAGGCTTTATGGCTGATAAAACCCCTGCAACATTCTCTCCCGCTAATTTAAATGCAATCTATAACGAATGGAGTGCAAGTGGAGTCAAGCCTAATATAAACATAAGTTTTGGTGGAGTAACAACAGGAGCAAAATATTCAGCAGCAGGAGCAGCAGGACGAGCAGTATTAGTCGCAGCACCAAACAATTGGACAATTTTAGATGGAGGATTATAATATGAAACACTATATAGTTTACAACAATGACAAGGTAATATTCCATTATGGAGTATATGGAGGAGATAATGTTTTAACAACAGGACTTGACAACACATTTATAACTGAAGATAAGCAGGAGTTTATTGATAAGTTAAAGAATGATTTTAATGTTGATTATACGGAAGAAGAAGTTCCTCCTATGCCTATAAATACGGAAGAAAATGAAGTCTAATATTTTAGCATCACTTTATTTTATATCGGGTTATATAACCTCGTTATGTATGATGTATCAAGGTAAAGAATACTATATTGTTTTTGGTGGTATAACATTATTTTTTTATTTAACTTTTAGCTTAACTGAAGCTCTTGAAGAACTAGACTTATGAGAACACAACTATCTTTACTAATACTATCTATACAACAAGAACTATTGACACTTATATCTATATGCTTTGCATTCTTTTTACCAATAAGTGGTATATTAATAATGATAGGAGTACTAATATGTATTGATACTTTTACGGGAATTTGGAAAGCTAATAAGTTAAAAGAAAAAATAAGTAGTAGAAAGTTATCAGCTATTATTAGCAAGTTAGCACTCTATGAAGTTACTGTGATTATGTTCTTTTTGATAGACCAATTCATACTAAATGACATCATACTAACTTTTTTCAGTGTACCATTTATGCTCACTAAAGTAGTAGCGTTGGTATTGGCAAGTATAGAGGTGATGTCTATTAATGAGAACTATAAAGTAGTGAAAGGAATAGACCTATGGCAGTCAATGAAGTTACTATTTGCAAGAGCAAAGGATATCAAAGACGATATAAATAAAATTAAATGACAACTCAACAGGCAACAAAAAAATACGGCACAGCTAATGTAACAGGTGCAGGTTACTTGGTAAAGATAAAGCTGCCTTATCCTATGCGTATAGCTTGGGACTTAGACAGCTCAGTTAATTCTATGATGTGTCACAAGTTAGTAGCTGATAATTTCACATCTGTATTCAATGAACTACTATCTACCTATGGATATGATAAGATTAAGGAGTTAGGAATAGACTTATTTGGTGGTTGTTTTAACTACAGGAAGATGAGGGGAGGTACAGCACTATCCATGCACTCATGGGCAATAGCAATCGACCTAGACCCTGCAAGAAACTTACTCAAAGAATCAGCGAAAACTGCAAGATTTGCTAGACCTGAATACAAGCCAATGATAGATATATTCTATAAGCATGGATTTATATCTTTAGGTAGAGAGAAGAACTACGATTGGATGCACTTTGAAATAAAAGAGTAATGGCAAAAATAAAATTAGAGATAACAAAAAAGGTTAAGCCTAAAGTTAAGCGTACAAACGTACACGCAAAAAGCAAAACTTCTAAATTGAAGTCAAGTAAAAATTACAAGAAAACTTATTCAAGACAAGGAAAATGAGAAATGATTTAGCAGGAACAAAGACAGGAAAGTCAAAGACAGCGAAGTATTACCAAGAGCATCCTGAAGCGAGAAAAAAGAAAGTAAAGTATGATATGAAGTATCATGACACTGAAGAGCGTAGAAAATACCGAAGAGACTTAGAGCGTACTAATAGAAAAAATAGTACAAGTGGAAACCACGATGGTATAGACAATGCGCATGTTTCTAAAAAGAAAACAGTTCCTCAATCGCAATCTAAAAATAGAAGTGATAAATCAAATAATTTCTTTAAAAAATAAAACATGTTTAGAATATTATTATTATTATTTGTGTTGTATGGTTGCTCTGCGCAGTACCATTTAAACAAAGCAATTAAGAAAGGTTATACATGCGAACAAACAGGAGATACTATTCGTATAACGACGTTAGATTCCATACCTGTTATCATAAATGATACAATAGTGTGGGAAAAATTCATAACTACTAAGGACACCATTATTAAATACAATACAGTCTATGTACCTAAAACTAGACTAGAGAAAAGAATAGAATATAAACTAAAGGTAAAAACTATATACAAAGACAGGATAGTTGAGAAGGCTCAAGCTAAGGCAGAGGGTAAAAAAAATCAACCAAAAAAGAATTTATTTTGGTTTGGAGTTTTAGTAGGGGTATTAATTTCATTGCTTTGGAAAATATTTGTTAAAAAAGTATTACATTTGTAACTAACTTAAATTAAATAAAATGAAAGACAATAATATTCAAGACATTATTTTTGCAACAGAAGAAGAATTAAAGAACATTAAAGAAATGAACTCTGATTTTTCTAAAGCAAAAATGAATCTCGGTGATTTAGAATTACAGAAACAAAGCTTAATAAAATACATAGACAGTATTAAGGATGTGTTCTCAAAACACGAAAAAATACTAATGGAAAAATACGGAGAAGATGCTGTAATAAACATTGAGACAGGAGAAATAACTAAAAAACAATAAAGCAAAATGGGAAAAATAAGTACATATTCAGTTTTATCAACACCTGCAGTAAACGATAAGTTAATTGGTACTGATGTGACTCCAAATAATGAAACGAAAAATTTTTTAATTTCAAGTTTATTGCAGTTATTACCAAGTGTTGTATTGACTCTACCTATTTATGCATCTAATGCTGCTGCTTTAGCAGGAGGTCTTGTTATAGGAAACCTTTATAGAAGTGCTACAGGAGTAGTATCTATTGTATTTTAATTAAACTATTATGGAAATAAGAAAAATTTCTGTTGGACCTGACTATAAAGGAGGTGCAATGCATTATATCGTAGGGCAAAAAGTTTTAGGTGATACATATGAAATACATCTAATTAAACTTGAAGACTTTACTCAATCTATAAAAATATTCATCATAAACGAATTAAATGAGATTCTTTTATGGAAAGAATTTACACAAACTATTCCAATCTCTATTGAATACAATATATTTTATTAATGAAATCCCCATTTTATTTTATTGTTGAATCTTTAATAAATAAGAGGTACAACAATACAAAAACCATCAGTGGACTAGAAATTATTACAAGTACATCTGAAGAAGACTACATATCTTCAAATAGATTCGCTAAGGTAATAGAAGTTCCATTGGGTTACAAAGGTCCGATATCTTCAGGAGACATACTGCTTGTTCATCATAATGTATTCAAGTACTATTATGACATGAAGGGAAATCAAAAAAGCGGCAAGAGTTTTTTTAAAGACGACAAGTTCTTCATTGAACCCGACCAATTCTATATGTATAAAAAGGATAACACATGGCATTCTTACGACAAGTATTGTTTTGTTAAGCCAATAGATGCTATCGACTCTTATATAAAGAAACCATTTAGCGATGAGCCTTTAATGGGTGAGATGTTGTATCCAAATGACTACTTAATTAGTAAAGGAATAAACAAGGGAGATATAGTATGCTTTTCTCCCGACAGCGAATATGAGTTTACTGTTGACGATGTAAAAATGTACAGGATAATAGACAATCAAATAACAATGAAATTAAATTAATGAACACAAAAGAAATAAAACTAAAAATCATTGCGGCAGGTCACAAGGCAGTTGAGCAGTTAATAAAAGTAGCAGAAGAAAATATTATTAAAAAAGATTCTGATGATGAGTTGGCTGCAGATAGATTAAAGAACGCTGCTATGACAAAAAAGTTAGCAATATTTGATGCCTTTGAGATACTAAATAGAATAGAACTAGAAAGAGAAGGTCTTGAGCATTTAGAAAAGGGAATAAGTAAAACAGATACTAAACAAGGGTTTGCGGAAAGACGGTCAAAATAACTTATATAGTATACAAAAAGATTTTGTATCACCATCTATACTGTCCAATAAAAATAGGGCAAGGTCTTGGATATATGGTTATGATGACAAGTACGATATAGTTGTTATATCTAAAAATGGACAGGTAGGTCAAATAGTAAATATATCAGGGTTAAATATAGGACTTCCTCCTGTTCCTGATAAAGTATATAAAAGAAGCGATAAAAAATCCGAGCAGTATTGGCAGAGAGAAGACTTACCAAGAGAGCTGTCAAAGATACAATCAATTTTCCATTGGAATGAAATGCCATCACAATTTAAAGATAGATTGGTGGACTACATTGAGAATGAATTTGATTATAGAGAGCGAGGCTTTTGGTTCATGAACAATGGAGAACCAACGTATATTACAGGTTCTCATTACATGTACTTACAATGGGCAAGTATTGACGTTGGATATCCTGACTTTAGAGAAGCTAATAGAATATATTGGATTTATTGGGAAGCATGTCGTGCTGACAATAGGTCGTTTGGAATGATATACCTAAAGATAAGACGTTCGGGATTTTCTTTTATGGCATCTTCTGAATGTATTAATGTTGGAACTCTTGCAAGAGATTCAAGGGTTGGAATACTATCTAAAACAGGAGCGGATGCTAAGAAAATGTTTACAGACAAAGTTGTTCCAATTAATAGTAGACTTCCATTTTTCTTTAAGCCTATTATGGATGGTATGGACAAACCAAAAACTGAGTTGTCTTTCCGTATACCTGCATCAAAGATTACAAAAAAGAACATGTATAATTCTGAGGAAGATACAATTGAGGGGTTAGATACATCAATAGATTGGAAGAATACAGAAGACAACTCTTATGACGGAGAAAAGCTATTGTTCTTAGCTCATGACGAGAGTGGAAAATGGCTACGACCAAACAACATTAAAGAAAATTGGCGAGTAACTAAAACTTGTCTTAGATTGGGTTCTAAGATTATTGGTAAGTGCATGATGGGTTCAACCTCAAATGCTTTATCAAAGGGTGGTAGTAACTTTAAGGACATCTATGAAGATTCTTCGGTACTACATAGAAATGCAAATGGACAGACTAAAAGTGGACTATACTCATTGTTCATTCCTATGGAATGGAATATGGAAGGATTCATTGACTTATATGGTATGCCTGTATTTTATGCTCCTGAAGAACCAATACTAGGAGTAGACAAGATATTAATAAAGAATGGCGCTATTGATTATTGGGAAGCGGAAGTTGATTCGTTAAAAAGTGATGCTGATGCACTAAATGAATTTTATCGTCAGTTTCCAAGAACAGAATCACATGCTTTCAGGGATGAAAGTAAACAATCGATATTTAATCTAACAAAGATATATCAGCAAATTG